ATGATGTCCGACGTCGCCAACATCCCCTGCTCGGTGGCCAACACGCCGTACAGGTCGGTAAAGGCAAAGCTCCAGGTGACTCGGGTGTTGTTGTAGTAGCCGCCGGTGAACCGCAGCCATTGCAGATACACGTTATTCGGCGTCGACGGCGCCTCCGCAGTGGGGAGGGCGGGGAGCTTGAGCCACCCCCAGCGCAGATTTTCCGTCACGCCTGCGTAATGGGTCGGGCTGCGGTTGTAAATGGCCGTGACGCTGGAGACCAGATCCCAAATGGCGTCGGCGGTGACCGCGGCATCGGTTTTGCCGTCGAGATTCGCCTGCGTCAGGCCATTGATGAGCTTGGCGATGCCGGGGGCGCCGGCCGTCGCGCTCGGCAGCCGCGCCGGATCCAGCGTGCCGCTGGTGATCGCCGAGGCGGCGTGCGTGTGGGCGCCGGCTGCCTTGCCGGCCAGCGCGGCCTCCAGGCCCGTGATCGCCGTCATCGGATGCTGGTCGGCGTTGGAGCGGTTGACCAAGGCCGCGTGATCGTTGGTGCCGCCGCCCCCGCCGCTGCCGATCAGGGCCTTGAGCTCGCGGATCTTGTCCGCGGTCACGGTCGCATCGATCTGCCCGTTGAGATCCGTATCGACCAGGCTGTTGATCAGCTTGACCGCGCCCTTTGCCGACGAGGTGGCCGCCGGCAGGCGATCCGGATGAAACGTGTCGCCGGTAATCGCCCCGGCCAGATGCGTGTGGGCGCCGGCCGCTTTGCCGGCCAGCGCGGTCTCCAGGCCGGTAATCGCCGCGATCGGATGCTGGTCCGGACTGGAGCGGTTGTTGAGCGCAGCATGGTTGGTGGTGCCGCCCGACACGCCGTCGATCAGACCCTCGATCCGCGCGAGCTCGTTTTTCAGCCAGCGCGTGCGGTCCGCCAGATCCTTGATCGGCCGGTTGCTCGGCGCGGCATCCGGCCCGCCGAGGACCAGATCGCTGGTCTCGAGCTTGGTGACGGTGGCCGGAAAGCCGCTGCCGTCCTCGGTAATCGTTCCCATAGAAGGCTCCGTCAGGAGGCGGTCAGGGTGCCGCCGTGGTAAAGGATCTGCCCGTCGTGCGCGTGCGTGCCGTCGTAGAACAGGTCGTAGGCGACGATGTAGCGCAGATGCGAGCGGGCGTTCTTGTAGTAGTCGATGCGGCGCCGGATCTCGGCCTGCTCGCTCGGCGAGGGCACGGACCCGAGGCTCAGCAGCACGTCGAATTCGTAGGGGCCGAGACCGCTCGCGTAATCCAGGGAGCCGTCGTGCGGCGCCTCGCCGCGGTAGAAGGTGCCGCCGCCCTCGAGGATGCGCACCTGCACATACCCCATCAGCTCGAGCGCGCGGCGCACTGCCCAGGGCGTGCCCTTGCGCGCATGCAGCAGCGCGGACTCGGCGACCAGCGCGCGGCGCGTCGGGTCGTCCCAAGCCGGGTTCCACTCGTCCACCGACAGCGTCCAGGCGAGCCACGGCAAGAGGCTCGACGGGCAGGTCTGCGGGCGCCACAGCTCGCGCAGCGGCACGCCGACCGCGGCGATGCGCGCCGTGACGTCTTCGAGCGTCATCTCCTGCGGCGTGCAGTGCGACGGCAGCAGCCGTTCGCGCGCGCGCCCGTCCCAGGCATAGCCGCCGTCCCAGCGGACCCCGGCGCTGTCCCACGCGAGCGTGCTCACGGCCACACCTGCACGGCGCCGAGATGGATCGACGTGATCGGGGTGGATCCAAGCGACACCCAAGCGATCGGCGTCGCGCCGAGCGTCAGCGGCAGCGCGGCGGATGCCCCGTGGTCGATGGACAGGCGCAGCGCATCGACATAGACGGTGGTCGTCGTCGCGGACGCCAGCATGATTTCCAGCGCGAAGGCGGCGGCGCGCAGATCCGCCAGGGTCGGCTGTGCAAAGACTGCATGGATCCACGGCCGATCGAGCGCGAGCGGCGGCGGATCGATCGGGGCGTCGAGCGCGAGCGTGTACCACGCCGACCATCCGGCCGCGCCGTAGTAGCGCGCCGACAGGGTCGCAAGATCGACCGCCGTGCTGCGCGCCTGCAGCGCGATGCGCAGCGCTTGGAGCGTCGTGTCGGCGGGCAGCAGGGCGGCCAGCCCGAACGCCTCGGCGCGCAGCCCGTCGCTGCTGTAGCCGTCGAGGATGGTCACGGATGCCGACGACAGGTTGCGCTCGACGATGCGCGACGGATTGGACCAGGCATTGCCGTACGGTGCCGGGTGCGCGTAGCCCGCCGAGCCCTGCCCCGGACTGACGTTGAGCGTCGGCATCAGCCGATCCCCAGATAGAGCACGTTGGCCGCCGGCGAAGCCGGCAGCGCCGTCACCACGGCGATCGTCAGGCCCGCGACCGTGTTGTGGGCATGGAGGCCGAGCTTGGCATCCAGCGCGGCCTGGGTGGCCGTGCTGATCGGTTTGGACGCATCGGCCGTGTTGTCGGCGTTGTTGAGGCCGACATCGGCTTTGACCAGCGTCACCGCACCGGTCTTGCCGGCCACCGAGGACACCGGAGCCGTCGAGTCCGCGGCCGTGACGGTCACGACCCCGTCGACCGCCGACAAGGTGATGTTGTTGCCGGCGACCAAGCCCTTGACCGGCACCTCCGCGGCGATCGTGCGGGCGGTGCCCGATGGCGTGATCGTGATGTTGTCGCCCGCGACCAGCGACTTCACCGGCACGTCCGCGGCGATCGTGCGGGCGCTCTCGTCGGCCGTGACCGTCACGTTCGCGCCCGCGACCAGGCTCTGGATCGGCGCCAGGGCGGGCACGTCCGCGAAGGTCGGGCGCTGTCCGAGCGCCGTGTCGAGCGTGGTCAGCGCCTCGGCGATGTGCCCGAAGTTCGCCCGCAAGGGGGCGCTGGTCAGCTCCGCGCCTTGCCCCGGCACACTGACGTCGATATCGCGGATCGCCATTACTCGTCGACTCCCGTAATCGTGATCGAGATGCCCGTGCAGCGCGCGATCGCGTCGTGCGCCACCACCACGTCCGCGGCCGGGCTGCTCAGCACCACGTTCTGCACCCCCGGCACGTGCAGCGCCGCAAACAGCCCGGAGCGGGTCACGTCGTGGCCGAGCCGGCGCCGCGCGGCGACATACGTCTCCACCTGCGTCTGCGCCTGTGCGAGCACGAGCGCCGGATCCGGCCCCGCGTAGATCGCCAGCGCTGCCGACACCGCGTAGGGCAGCGTCGCGCTCGGACCCTGCACGCTCACCGCGTCGGTGAGCGGCCGGACGTGGTCCGCATTCAACGCGGCGGCGACGATGCCGAGCAGGTTGCCGCTGGGCGTGCCGGCGTCGCTCTCGGAAGACAGCAGCGTGACGACCACCTCGCCCGTGTAGCCGCCGGGCGTGCCCGGGGCAAAGACATCGACATCGATCACCCGCCCGTCCGCGGAGCGGGCATGGAATTCGTAGGCCCCGACCGAGCCGGCGGTGCTGTAGCCCTCCAGGGCCAGCTGGATGCGGGCGCGCAGATCCGCGTCGGACTCCAGGATCAGCGGGATCGGCGGGGCGGCGTCCGGGTCGGCGGCCTGCACGACCAAGCGCGCGACGTTGAGCAGCGCGCCCAAGTGATCCAGATCCGCGCCCGTCGCAAACGCCAGCATCACCGCGCGGGCGGCGTCGTTGACGCGGGCGCGCAACAGGGTCTCGCGGTAGGCGCAGACCTCCAGAATCTTGTTGATCGGCTCGGATTCGAGCCCGAGCACGGCGATCAGCGCCGGATCGCGCGCGGCGACATCCGCGCGCAGCGCCAGCAGGATCGCCTCGAAGTCGAGCGCCTCCACGACCTGCGGCGGCGGCAGCGCGGACAGATCGATGGCGGTGAAGCTCATGCGGCCAACCTCCGGCGGGTGCCGGACGTCGTGATTCGCGTCGTGCCGCTGGCCGTGCGCCGCGCCCGCACGGGTGCCACGGTCGGCACGGCGACGCGCGCGGCAGGTCCGATCAGAATACCCTCCAGACGCAGCGCCCCGCCGTCGGCACGCCAGATCAGGTCGAGATCCAGCGCGATCCGGCCGACCTCCACCAGACGCACGGCCACGCGCTGCACGGCCACCCGCGGCTCCCAGCGCCCGATCGCCCCGGCGGTGGCCTGGATGATGTCGAGCACGGTCACGCCGTCGAGCGGAGCGTCCACCAGATCCGGCAGCGCGCTGCCGTACTCGCGGCGCATCACTCGGCTGCCGAGCGGGGTCGCAAGGATGTCGGCGATCGACTGACGCAGATGTGCCAGCACATCCAGTTTCCGGCCGGTGACGGCGCTCATGCCGCTCATTCGGGCAGCCCCGACGTGCCGGAGCCCGGCTCGACGTTGGTATGCCGGTGCGTCTTCAGGCTCACGCCGTCGGCGATCACGTCGCCCTGCACCGTGATATTGCCGCCGGAGGCATTGATGGTGATCCCGCCCTCGGCGTTGATCGTCAGCCCCCCGTCGGCGACCAGGTTGACGGTGGCGCCGGAGGGCAGGACGGCGCTCAAGCGGTGCGCCGCGCGATCGTAGTCGATCACCGCGCCGTCGGCGTAGGTCGTGCGGGCGACGGTGGCCGCATTGGCGGGCGCCGCGTTGGCGGTGCTGTAGATCGCCCCGAGCACGATGCCGCCGGCCGGATCCCCGTCCGGGCAGAGCACCGAGACCTGCTCGCCCACCTCCGGCGCGCTCCAGGTGCGATCCCCGCCCGCCCGGACACTGAGCCACGGCAGCCAGGCCGTGACGAGCGCGCCGAGCGTCACGCGCACGCGCGCCTTGGCATAGTCCGCCTCGGCCACGGTGCCGATCTGCACCAGATTGGCCCGGCTGCGCTCCAGCTCGGCGGTGTCGCGGGTGGCGCTCACGCGTCGACCGTCAGCGATCCGATCGTGCACCAGCGCGAGCCGTCCGCGTCGGTCGTGCAGCTCGCCGGATCCAGGCTCGGGGAGACGACCGGCACCGGCGTGACGACGCCCGACTTGGGCGCGATGCCGAAGCGCACCGTGTAGGTGCCGGCCGGCAGCTGGATGCCCCGCCGCGCCGCGATGGCCTCCTGCCCCTGCTCGAGGCGCGACAGATCGGCGCCGAGGGCCAGCGTGGTCGGAGCGCCGACGCTCGGGACGAAGCGAATCGCCGGCGCGTAAAGATAGCTGAACAGGCGATGCGGCCCGGCGTTGCGAATGCTCACGCGCACCGACCAGCTCTCGCCGGCACTCGGCGCGCTCGGCAGCAGGACCGATGCCGGGTAGAGCCGATACCCGACCGCGGCATTGAACGCCTGGATGCGCGGCACCGCGGCGGCGAAGGTGGTCCCGAGATTGATGTACTTGGCGTTGAACATGCTCCCGCGGGGACCCGGGGTCACCTCGCCGTTCGGCCACGGCCAGGCCGAGACCGTACTGCCGAACCAGTCGAGCGAGGCCGACAGCGCCGTGGGGTTGGCAAAGGCCCCCGCCGGCTCGCCGTTGATCGGCCCGTAGCGCCAGCAGTCGCCGAGCTCCGGGAAATCACGCAGCGCCCGATTGATCTGCCATGCGGTATTGATCGCCGCGTCCGGCGCGTCCATCCCGTCGGTGCGCCAGGCGGCCATCTGCCCGCCGAAGCCCTCGTTGCGCGCCCGCGCGCACACCGCGCGCCAGCCGTCGAAATTCAGCGGGTTGGTGCGGTCGTTCACCGAGAAGGCTTGCGCGCTGTCCAGCGTGGCGGCCTGAAAGTTGGCCAGCAGCGGGATGGTGTCCGGCACCTTCCACCACTCGTCCAGGAGCGCGGTGAAGGTTTCGGTATTGGGCGTCGGCAGCCGAGTCGTCCCGTCCGCGTGCAAGCGCGTGTTGTGGGTGTGCATCTCGCCCCAATCGCCCCAGCCGCCGGTATCGATGTAGGCGATCCAGGGCGTGTTCGCCGGGGTCAGGATCTGGGTGCGGAACCACGCGATCAGGGCCGTGTAGCGCTCGCGAAAGGTCTGCCCGGAGCCCGGCGGCTCGTTGTAGTTGGGCATCCACATCGGCGCGCACACCGCCCCGTCGCTGTTGAGCCACTTATCCTGTCCGGCGTGGTAGGCGCAGCCGCCCTTCAGGAAACGCGCCCGGTAGTAGGCGCAGTTGCCGTCCGGCCCCCCGCCGGCACGCCCGAGATAGGCCGGACCCGACCCGATCGAGGTGCACTCCCCCCGCGCCGTGCCCGCCGTGATAAACCACTCGGGCACGCCGCGCGGGGTGCCGCTCGGCGGATTCTCCTGAGGCATGTAGGCAATCAACCGGAAGCCGATCATGTCCCCGGCCGCCTTCGCCGAATCAATCAACGCTTGGACCGCGGCGGTTTGATAGACCCCGTCCTGCGTCTCGAGCTGGCTCCACGGGATCCGATACTCCCGGATCGCCGCATGGGGCAACTGCGATTGCGCGGCGGCGTTGGTGGTGATCGAGTCCACGCGCGAGCCGTTGGCCCACCAGGGCCCCGAATTCCACCCGCCCGGCACCACGAGGCCGCGTTTGGCGGTTTCGAGCGCCCCGGTGTAGAGCGTCGGAGACAGCGTGGCGCAGGCCGCCAGGCCACAGCCGGTCTGACCGCTTTGCGCGCGCGGATTCTGCGGCGTCGGCGGTGCCGCGGTCGCGCTCGCGCCGATCAGGATGCCGAGCGCGAGAGCGGCCGCGCGGCGCGTCGGGGTCATCGGGGTCAAGGTCATCAGACGATCCTCGTGATCAACACGGCGGGGAGATTGTCGGCCGCACTCGACGCGGTCCAGGTGAGCGTGGCGAAGTCCGCCGGGAGGCTGGTTTGCCCGGCGCAGCGCAGGCTGCGCACGTACGTGAAATTGCCGTCTTCGTCGGCCGGCGCGAGCACGCCGAAGGTGTCGGCCGCCGCGGCCAGGGTCACGGCGCTCACCGTCGGCGCGCCGCCGCTCGCGAGCACGACCGCCCAGTAGCGGCGACCCGGCAGCAGCGTCACGGCGCCCGGGTCACCCATCCGGGTTTTTGCCGAGGTCACGCCCGAGCCGGTGACGGCCGCCCCGAGCCGCGCGCCGGGGCGGCCCGCGGCATCGGCCGCGAGCGCGAAGGCGAGCGTGGCGCCGGCCGCCCCGGTGGTGACGCGCATCATCAGTTGGTCCACCGGCAGCGTCGCAGTGACGGTGAAGGGGTGGGCGTTGACCTCGCCATCCGCGAGCACGCGCGAGCCCAGGCCGTTCGCGCCGACCATCCCGGCCACGACGGAGTTGACCCGCGCAACACCGTCGATCGGGATCGACCCGCCCGGACCGTGCGCCGCCGCGTGCGCGGCCGCATCGAGCAGGCGCGGATCATCCGGCGTCACCCACAGTGCCGGGAGCGTGACCAGATCGACGACCACGGTCGCACTCGGCGCCGAGACCGACCGCCCGGTCGGCTCCATCGCGTCCCAGGCGTAGGCCAGCGTGCGCACCTCCCAGATCGAGCCGACCGCGCAATCGATCGCGTCCAGATCCACCGCCGTGACGGCGCCGACGTCGACCCGTCGCCAGGTCGCTGCCCCCGCCGCGCGCGACTCCACGTAATAGCCGTCGGCCCCGGCGGAGGCATCCCAGGCGAATTGGGTCGGCAGCTCACCGCCGACCCCGTCGAAATAGGCCACGATCGCGTCGCGGTCCGCCTTGGCGGTCCACAGGCGCGGCTCCACGGAGAGACCGGCCGTGGCCTCCACGGAGGTCACCGTCGGCGGCAGCACGACGGGCTCCGTCGGCGGCACGGGGACGTTGAGCAGGAGGCGCGCGTCCAGCCCCGCCGGCAGCCCCGGAACCGGGTCGCCCTCGGGGTCGGTCTGCACGTCGACGACCGGGATCACGTTGCCGATGGCGGTCCCGAGCGTGTAGGGCGCGATCGCCGCGCGCAGTTGCGCCACGGTCGCACGCGCCGAGCTGCCGAGGGCGGTCTCGACCTCGAGCAGGTCCGCCTCCGCGGGCGGCGCGCCGAGCGCGGCGAGATCGGAGATTTTCTGATAGATCGGCTCAGCCAAGTGAGAGACTCCTGATGGATCCGTCGGCGCTCGTGCGCACCCCGGACGCCGTTGCGCGCAGCCGCGCGGCCACGGCCCCGCCCCAATACCAGGCCACCCGGCCGGCGCTGTCCGGCACGCCGTAGAGCGTGCCCGCATCGGGCGCCGAGGGCAGCGCGTCGAGAATCGCGAGGCGGATCCCGCCGGCATGCTCGGGCGCCACCATCGCCGCCTCCGCGACGGCATCCGCGGCGATCCCGACGGCAAGCGCTCCGTCGAGCAGGTACGGCTCGCCCGCGGCGCAGTGTCCCGCCGCCGCTGCCGCGGCGGCTTGCGCACGGGTGCCGCGCTTGATGCGGATCGCCGCCATGCCGGCTTAGAAGGTCCCGCCGTCCACGGTCGCCACGTTCAGCGTGACGAACGCGTTGCTCGGATCCAGCGCCCATTGCATCGAGGTGCCCATCCGCAGCACGCCGTCGATACCGTCGGTGCCGTAGAGATACCCCGAGGCGCCACCGGAGACCGCGGCCACCCGCTCGTCCGTGTCGGTGTCGGCGATGTTGAGCGCGGCG